GTGTTGAAGTTCTTCTGTATCTTGTGGAGGAAGATGGCCGACATCTTGCTCTGATGCACCTTCCTCATGATCTCCCGTAAATCTGCGTAGGCTACCCCGTACTGGTGGGGCTGCACCTGCGCCATCTTGCCGAAGTGGGACAGCCTGCATATGTCATAGGCTTCAGTGAAGGTGTCGATGATCAGGGTGCCCTCGCCCACCTCCAGTGCCTCGTTGACCTTCTCCTGGATGCTGGCCCATATCCTCCCGAACCGCTCCATCAACTCCTGGCTGCTACCCAGCCTCTCCGGCTGCTCCACCTGGTAGACCATCAAGTCCTCTCCCTGGAACTTATGGATCACGCCCTCTGTACCCACATCGAGGTCGATGTACATGATTGGCCGGGGTGCAGTCAGTGCCAGGTGTGACTTGCCCGTCTTGTCGGTGCCCTCGATGGAGGCGATTATCCTGGATGGTGCTGGCCCCATGGTGTTAATCCAACCGCTGCCTAGCAGCGAGTCTATCTCCTTTGTTACCATTTCTCCTCTCTTCTCTTCTGATTGGGGCAGCTTTGCACTGCCCCGGCTCTTTGATTAGTTTTACGCATCGCTCTCGATGACATGATTGCTTGCCGCATCTGCTGCAAGTTGCCCCTAAGAGACTCTCTCTGCCACAGATGACACAGTATGTTCTGACTCTCGCAGTCACTATGATCTCGTTGATGCTAGACATCTCTCACGTTCCTCAGCATCACCCAGTTCTCCACCAGTTGATGCGGTTCAAACTCGATACGGTACAGATGGAACGGGGAGTCGGGTGGCCCTCGTCTGGGGAGGTAGAGGATGGGCATCCAGAGGCTGGTGCAGCCACTCATATAGCAGTAGGCCATCGACTGCACCATGTATCGCCAGTTGTCCCGTGGATCGCTGGGTGATGAGTGCCGGGACTTGCACTCCACCACCGCTAGGGTGTGGTCTGGTGCCAGGGGAGAGGACAGGACACCATCCAGGCTGCCCACAATCCCATCAACGTCTCTCACTACCTGGGGGTGGAACTCCAGCCCCTCTGCCCTGGCCCGGTCTATTATAGTCGGCCTCGATGCCCATTCCCAGATGCGCCCCAGGGCCATGATGTTCCAGCCCTCTGCGCTTGGCTCCTCGTCCTCGTACCATGTATTGCCAGTCAGCTTGGCTGCACGGTTGACCAGCGTCGAAACGTGCAGCCTGCTATTGTCCCGTGGCAGTGGAGGGTCTGCTAGATCAGCAACCTCATTAAGACTTACGTCCATATGCTCCAGTTCCATCAGCCCCTCCTCAACCTATGCGCTGAAAGTTTCCTTATCCAGCGTGATCCCCACGGCTGCCAGAGCATCAACCAGGGACTGATCGAAGATGACGTTCATGAGTGCCTGCTGGTTACTAGCGTCCAGGTTCTGGTTGAACGCCTCACCCCCCAGCTGTTGCCGGGTCATGGAGCCATTCGCCGCAACCCCAGCCTGCACCAACTCCACTGCCTTGGCTACCATGTCAGCCGGAGCAGCAGCAGGAGCAGCAGGTGCCGTCCCGTTGACTCCAGGTAGAGTTAGCTGTCCCTGGGGTACGATCAGGGTGCGAGTACCTCCAACATTCATCTCGTCCCAGTAGGCCGACATCCCAACGAAGGTCTCAGACAGGTTGTCCTTGATGCTGGACTCTGGGTATCCCTGGTTGACGCACTCGACCACCAGCTTGTAGAAGTTACAAGCCTTGGAAAGCACCCCGCCCTCCAGCACCTGGCCGTCAGCGGAGACCGTGTAGCGGTCTGGTCGGCCTATGCTATAGACCTGTTCAAACTGATCCCCGGTCTCGTTCTCCAGAGTGATGATCGCAGCCATCGTGATTGTGGGTTTCCCCTGATCGTTCAACGATGGGGTGGGGTTGCCGTTCCCATCCTTGGTCATGTAGTGATGCTCCCCGAACTTGGCAGCGGTCACTGTCAGATAGCCCCGTGGAAATGCTCCACCCTCAGAAGCCTCAGAAGGCTTCAAACTCATTGGTGCCATGGTTTCTCCTTAAATCATTTGTGGAATTAGATCGACTGACTGCCGTGACACACGCTCCTGGAACCACTTTGGAGCAAAGTGCCGGTACTTGGGCCACCACCACCGCCAGGCATCGTCGATCACTAGCACCTGGCATTTATCGTCGGCACTGCGAGTGCCCCTTCCCGTCTCCTGGACGAGGGTCTCCATTGCCAACTGGGCTGCCCAATCTCGATTGTCGGCCATCCTGGCCCTTATCAGTGCCCCCCTTGTATCAGGGTAGGGCACCTTGCCCACCACGATGTACTCGCATTCCTCCTGTGGAAAATCCCAGCCAGTGGTCACGCTGGGAGAAACGAGTACAGCCGGAGCAGGGGCTGCCTTGAACTTATCTACCACCTCCCTCACATTCTTTGTATCGTGTACGAATATCTGGTCTTTGTATCTGCTGTTCTCTCGCAGCAGCTTGGCCCTGGCGTAGGACACCGTGAACACCAGCCCCTTCTTGTCCTGCCTGCCACGGATGATGTCATCTATCCTGCGAACCCAGGTCAGCATCTCCTCGTCGGTGACCCTATGGTCAACCCTCATCGTGTTGATATGGGTGATGGGTGTGTTCGACGCCGGGAACGGTGACTCTGCCTCGATCCATTGCGGCTTATCTATCCCCAGGTTGTCCACAATGTGGGGAGTCAGTATAGCCGATAGAAGGATGACTTTGGGAACCCCTTGGAACAGTAGATGGGTGTGATCCCTGACCCACAGCGGAGTCCAGGTCACGACCTCACTCTGCCCCATGTGTGTAACCTCCTTAACGTAGTCTGTTCTACTCATGGCGAGGGCTTGGCACTTCCTGAGAAGAGTACTCACCCTCCGGTGTTCCTCGACCAGGTGGCCAGGCACATCCGACATCATCTTGATGCGGTTGAACAGCCGGGTGGCCTCCTCCTTCAGCTGGGTGGTCAATCGGCTGCAATTTGACCGCCACTCATGGAAGTCCCAGTCCTCATGCCACTGGATCGTGGGCTTGTCATACCTCCCGAATGATATCTGGAGGAATGACTCAAGGCTTCTGCCTGCCAGGTGGGCCTCGTCCAGGATCAAGAGTTCTGTGTCCTTGTCCTGGGGCTGAAGGCCGCTGCTGTAGATGGACTGGGCCAGCCAGTAGGCGTAGTTGGTGACTACGAACTTGCTCTTCTGAGCCTCGTCCAGGCGGTGGTAATAAGGGCAGAGGGGCTTGGACTTGCAGTCATAGCCGCTCTTGCACGGTGCCTGATCCACCCTGGTCTTGGGCCACAGCAGGCACTCGTACTCGTTCTGCCCTCTGATGTCCACCAGCCCCATGCTCTGGAAGTCTGCCATCAGCTGGGACTGTAGCCCCTTGGTGCTGGTGAGGTAGACCGTCCGTCTATCGGCAAACCAGCTGGTCATCATAGCCAGCAGGGACTTGCCGAATCCGGTGGGTATGGACGCTGCCAGGAACTGCTTGGGGGAGTTGAAGAAGGACATCATCTCCTGCCAAATCTCCTGCTGTCCTGGATACCACGCGCCGAACTTCTCGATGCCTATCAGCTGGGATGGAGGAATCATTGCGCCTCTCCTGGCTTCAGGCTGACTGGCGCGGTGTCCTTCAAGAACATGAACCTGCTCACCAGGTGGAGTGAATTGTCCCTCATCTCCCCCTCCGGCAGGTCGGACATGACAGAGTAGGTCTGTTGAAAAGTCCTCTTGGCGTCCTGCATCCTCCCCTGCGACACCGCCTCTCCCATCATGCGTACTGCCTCCTCGACCATGGAGTTGAGTTCGTTGTACCTCCGCTCCCTGGTCACCAACTCCGACATCAGTTCTGTGATGTCCCTATTGATGATCCCCGGCTCCATGTCGTTCAACTCCCTGACTCCCTTGTCCAGCGCATGTCTCATGAAATCGCTGGTAGTCCTGAACGGGAACCTCCCCGACTGCACCAGGGCTGCTATGTCTACTGCCATCTCTGGCAGCACCTTGCAACTGAGTGATGCGCTGTGCCCATACTTGTTCGCCGCTGGTACTGGTCTAAATTCCATGCCGCTCCTATGTACACCGTAAAACTTTATTATCGTAAATTGAATACTGTATACCGTGTGACAGTATCCCTATTCTAGCAGGGTGGATATTCAATAACATATAAGTAGGGGATGAAAAACCCCCGGCTACACAGGAGAGAATAGCCGGGGGCCAATAGAGGAGGAGACAATCCCGATAGTGAGGAATGCCCTCACTTCCATCGTAGTCCCCTCGTCATCAGGAAATCAACCCCTGAAGAAACTGAAGAACCTACCCACCACCCCCTGCCTGGTTGGCTTGGCCCTCTCGATCAGTACCTCTTTGATGGCCTGGGGCATGACGGGTGCCTCCCGCTTAGACCATAGCCTCCAGCGGTTCTCCCAGGGGCAATAGTGGCCACGCGCCTCCACCGACAGGTAGAAGTCCTGCTGGCACGACAGGCAGTGCCACCCGCCTCCTCTCCTACCGTAGATCATGCCCCATCTATTGAACGGGTACAGCCCCGTCTTCAGTTCCTCCACTGGTTTCAGTTTGCTCCATGCTGGGTTCGTTGGAGTCATAATCTCCCTCCGTTAGAAATCTATGGCACCGTGGACAGACCTTTGGCCGTGGCACCCGTGGCTGCCACTCGTATTCGCATTTGGGATTGGGGCATTTCAGCACAGTAACTTCACCTCCTTCTTGCTGAGTAGGATGCTGCCCCCCTTCCAGGCAGCCACCAGGACAGGGTTCTTATCGATTGGGCTGATGATGCCCACGTTTATGGGCCTGGTTAGGTCGGCCAGGCGCAGTGCTAGTAGTTGCTCCATTTCATGTCCTCCTTAGAGACACAGATACCCCCAGGAACCGCATGAGAAGCGATTCCTGGGGGTTGATCGGGGTATTGGGGCTGCTAGACCAGGACAGGGGCCAACTCCCCCTCAATGCCCTCCATGAGCAGCCTCATGGCAGAGTCATTCAACCTACGCCCGGTGCCAAACCAGTTGGAGTGGAGGCGGTTGGCCTTCTCAGACTCCCCACCCCTCACGCTCTTGTGGTGGGTGGTGAATTCGGTCACCCCGTTCAGCATGTCCCAGCGAGACCACCCCTCGTTGCCGATCCCCTCGCTGAAGAGGCGGTCAACCTCGACCATCTGGTTACGGACACGGGTGCCGACTTCCTCTGGATTCTCCTGCTGCCCGAACAGGTGGGTGAGGAACACATCGCGCTCCTGGGGGGTGATGTGGGTGTTCGCCAGCACCTCCACGGTCTGGGCGAGGGCTTTGCGGTGGGCATCCTCCAGGCCCATGAACCGCCGGGCTTCCTCGATCTTGGACTCTAGAGACCGGGTGTGCATGGCCTTGAACTCATGCGCCTGCCCCCGGCCCATCCTCAAGATGCC